GTGGTTTAGTAGATAATCCAGCTAATCCAGAGTCTGTAATATTAGAAACAGCTACAAGAAATAATAACTTTATATTAGATTTAAACAAGGTAGATAGTTATATGAAGAGTAAACAAGAGAAAGAGGCTATAACTATTTATAGCAGTAAACCAGATAAAAAAGCGGCTATAAAGGTAGGTAATAAAGAAGTTAGTGCCGCTTATGGCGGACCACATTCACATAGTTTTGATATAGATGCTACAGAAACATTTATGGGTGGTAATCATTATCATATGGTTATGTCTGACTCTATGCCTGAAAACTGTTCTATTTATTTTAACAGTGATGGGGCACATAGACATTCTATAAGTAATGGTAAGATTGGGCCTGATACTTCTCATAAGCATGTTGTTTATGTTGATGGTACTAATGGTGAAGAGGTGGTAGCTTATGCTATAGAAACGTCTGAATCTGCTCCTTCACATAAGCATGATATTGAAAGTTTATCAGATAAGCCTTCTATACCTCATGATGAGAATGAAGTGGTTAGAGGTCCTGGTGATGTTTGTTGCCCAGAAGATATAGGTACTAATGGTGGTACTTCATATGGTGGAATGCATTACCATACTATAACTTTAAAAGACGGCACAGTTCTTAAAACTGTTATGCCAACGGATATAATAAAAATGAAGAAAAAGAATAAAGACGATGCGGTAAGTGATGTAATGGACGCTGAGGCTAATAAGGAAGCAGCAGGAACTGGTAACGTTGATGGTCGTCCGTTATCAACTCCTGAGATGTGTGTAAACTTTAAAAGGTTCATTTATACATCTTCCGTAGATAATCCTGGTGTTCCTTCAAATGTGGATAAAACACCCGGGTTGGTTCCACAGATTGAGTCTTTGCCTATTCCTGCTACTGCTGGTGGCGGTGATAATCCAGGTCCTGACGCTGTTTTGTTACATGAAAACTGGTGTTCTTTGTTTGATGCTGGTTGTCCTGTTCCCGGTGGTTGCGCTGTACATCCCGATTGTTTTAGACTCGTGCTTGATAGAACAACTACTGAAACTGTAACTAACTATTATGAGAAACTTCAAGAGAATAGAAAAAAGGCTGGTATTACTAAAGTAGTTTCTTCTCTAAAGAAGGTAATAGAGGAGGCGTCTAAAAAATAGAGTAAAGGAGGAGTAATGGTAGTATTAAAAGATTTGGTACAGGCGGTAGCTAATAAAGTTGAGGAGGCAAATAAAGTTTTAGATAGTTTGAGGAGTAAAGAAGTAGCTAAAGATTGGGACACAAGATACGTTAATGATCTTCCTAATGCTGCTTTTGCTGTGGTAGAAAAGGGATATAAGGAAGGTATGAACAAAGGCTCGAAACATTTACCCCACCACAACAAAAGTGTTAAGTCAGCTACAGAGAACTCTTCGGTAGATTTACCACACTATTAAATCGGTAGTGTATAAACTGGGTCAAAACGGTAGACGAGTTAATGTTCTTTATACCGTGGTGAAGTTATAGTAATATAACTAACTGTATCGACTGGTAACTTGATAATCCAGTAATATAAATCTGGCAAGATAACAAGGATTAAGGTATGTTGTTAAAATATTATGCTGGTTTGTTTGATGCTTGCGGTGATGTTAAGTTATTTTATTTCGGGCGGCCAAAAAATAAAAATATTTATAGGTCGATTATAATAAATAACGATAATATACTTTTATTAAGAAAAGTTAAATCTTACTTTGGTTATGGATTAATAAAAGATAGATATTGGATTGTGGATAAAAAAGAATGTATTGCTGATTTTTGTTCAAGAATAAGTTTATATACAACGTTAAATCCTATGTGTTTAGACTTAATGTTAAAGTCTTGTAACATTATTTTTGGTTCAGATAAGAATAAGAATAAACCGCAAGCAGTTGAAATACATGACGAAGTAGTAAAACTTTTTATAAGTGGTGCGCATAATATTAACGATATAACTTTTTCAAGCCCCCCAGAACCAGAGTGGACAGCAGGTTTTATAGAAGGAAATAAGAATAGGTTTGATATATCATTAAGTTGTAAACAAGAAAATATAAAATATTCTATTAAAAAACAACATATCGCTGATGATGAAATAAGCAAAAGTTTTTGCGTAATAGAGACAGAAAATAAAAAAAGTTTAATAGAGTATTTACAACAAGTTATACCTTTCTTATTCATAGAGAAAGAAAGTATATTTTCGTTATACAAATCTATCCATCTTTCTTGCCCACCTTTTTAAGGTATAGTCAGTAAAAACATAAGATAGAAGCGCTCTGCGAAATGCGCTGGCAAGAGTTAATCAGATAAAAAGTGTATTAAAGAAAGAGAGCGACGAGGCTTTAAGAAAGCGTGCCGCTGCTCATCTTGAAAAACATCGTTCTGTATTAACCAAAGAGAAGTCTAACTTTTCTCCCGCTGATAAACTTTTGTGGGAAGAATGCGAACAACTATTTGTTGATAATATTCTCCCTCTTCTCGAAAAAGAAGAGGACAATGGAGGAAACTAAATGACCCTTATACCGAAGAAAAGAAGGGTGTACGTCAAGGAAGACGGCACGCTGTTCGGGCTTGATAAGATTTCAGGTCAGACTTCAGCTGCTGTTTACGCTGCTTCCGGTACACTGCTCGGAGACGGACATTTGACCGTATCCGGAACTCAGTTCCGAACTAACTCAGTTGTTGTGGCTACTTACGATAAATCGTCTGCTGGTACCGCTCCCGTTGCTGTACAGACTACTGACGGAACCGTCACCTTCTACGGTGACGCCAGTCAGAACTTCTACTTCGTAGTAGTTAACAAATCCCCCGTAGCACACTAAGAGGAGGTTAACTATGGACGTAGAGAAGCTTAAAGAAGAGATTCAAAGAGTTGTGACAGATATGCTTGCTCAGAAGGATTTTGCTGGTATTGGTAAGGATATTGAAGATACACTTAAATCCGCTGAAGCTACACTTAATGACATGATTACTCGTCTTACTGAGTCGGAGAAAAAGGCAGTAGAGGATGCTACTGCTCTTGAGGCTCTTAAGAGTGAGAAAGACGCACTCACTGCAGAGGTTTCGAGTCTTAAGACTGCTCTTGAGACCGCTAACAGTGAGAAGGATTCAGTAGCTGCTCGTCTTTCTGATATCGAGAATACTCTTAGAGAAATCGAAGAGAATAAAAGACTGGATACCAGAGTTGTAGAGCTAAGTTCACTTAAGGTTATTCGTACAGGTAGTGCTCTTGATAATCAGAAGAACGTTGTAAAGAAGATGACCGATGAAGAGTTTGCTTCTTATCGTGATGAGCTTGTAGCACTTCGTGAAGACCTTATTAAGAACGTAGAAATTGCTTCGGCGGCCACTGAAGAAAATACTGAAAGTGTAGTAGATGAAGTTACTACTCCTCCAGCAGATGTACATGTAGAAACCGCAAGTGTTGTAGTACCTGTATCAACTAATAGTACTGTAGACAGAGTAAAAGATATAGGTGATGCATTTAGTAAATATATGGACGAGCGCAAAAAAAGAGCGCCTAAATAGTAAATAATCGGAGGTATACAAAATGACTTTTACAGTTCGTGTTCCACTAGTTGAAAATCCTTATCTTATTTTTAATGCCTCTACGGCAGAGACTACACCCATTGCTGCTGGGAAACTGGTATACATGGTTGGAGACAGAACCGTAGACGTGGTATCAACAGCCGCTAGTCAGACTCCTGTTGGTTTCCTAATGCAGAAGGTGAAGGCTGCTTATACTGAGCTTCCTTCTAGCTTTCTAATGCGTGGTGATCTCGGTTCTTCGGATGCTTTTGTAGGAGACCCAGTTGGTGTTGCTTGCGGTAATGGTGCCATTTATGAGACTGACCAGTATCATGATGTAGGCGATGATGGTATTGCTTATGGTACTTCGCTGTATTGTAATGACAATGGACTGCTTGCTGATACTGATGAAGCATCTACGTCTACCGTAGTTGCTATTGCCCTTAATACACTTACTACAGCTGAAGCTGCTGCTGGCAAGATGCTTTTAATTAAGGCTCTTGTTTAAATAAAGAAGGAAATAGGAGGAAATAAACATGAGTATTGATTTCAAGGATCTTGTCGAGCTCTTCAAAGCTACGGCATCTAATGATGAAACAGAGCGCAAAACCCGCTATATGGAGTTCTGTGCTGCTATTAAAACCCCAATCCTACAGGAGATTAAACTACAGTCGGTAGTGCGTGAGCTGTTCTCCGTAGATCCCATCCCTATGGGTGCTCAGGCTGTTTATCCTGTAGCTGACGACTTTGAAGTACCGGTTTGGGTACTTCCCGGTCTTGGATATGTTGCACAGAACTTCGTTGAGGGTGTCGGCGAGGACGTGTACGTACCTACTTTCCGTATTGCTGATTCGGCAGACTGGAAACTAGATTACGCACTCGAAGGTCGTATCGACATCGCAGCAAGAGCTGCTAAGAAAGTAGCGCAAGCTATTTCTGAGTATGAGGAAGAGTGCGGTTGGAGAGTTCTAGCTCCTGCTGTTACTACCAATTTTGCTGCTTCTGGTTTACTCAAAGCACGTAATGCTTCTATTTATGAGGTACCTGCTGCTTCCGCTGGTGCTGGTTACCTTTCTAAAGAACTAGTAAACATGATGATGGTTGGTATGCAGCGTAACGGCCGCACACTTACCGACTTATGGATTTCACCGGAATGTGCTGGGGATATTCGAGAATGGACGGAAACCGACTTGGACCCAGTGACTCGTAGAGAGGTCTTCCAGGCTGCTGGTATGGGTAGTATTTGGGGTGTTCAGTTCCATGTACTGCCGCATCTTGGTACCGCTGGTAAGTTTAACATTAACGACTCCACTTCGTCATACGGTATCTTCAAGGCTGCTGCTGACGATACTTATAACGATTACACTCTGACTAATCCCAACATAGTGGATGCTAATGGCATCGTAACTACTGTGGGTGAGGAACAGGTGTGGGGGTTTGACATGTCAGCAAATGATAGCTTGGTTATGCCTACTAAGGGTGAGTTTGAAGTGTTTGATGACCCAGCTCTCCATCGTAAACAAAAGCAAGGCATATATGCCTGGGAAAAGATTGGGTTTGCATGCTTAGATAGTCGGATGATGTGTATTGGGATCGTTGACCGTACAATCTAGATAGATTTCAGCTAGTTATCCAGAATGCTGGAAACTAGCACAAGTTTTTATTTACTTATTTTCGTTTTCAAGAAAATAGAAATACGTCTTTCTAACTTTACAAAATAATGATCCTCCTTTATACATAGTATATAAGGAGGATTTTTTTATGCCTAAAAAGTTTGATCCCAAAGTTTGTGTTATTTGTGGTTGTACTTTTACGCCAACGTCGGCATCTCAGATATTATGTGAAAACATAGATTGTAAAAGATCTTATAGAAAGACAAGAGATAAGGTTAGGTACAAAAAAGATAGGGGTGTTGTTATAAAAGTGTGTTCTTCATGTGGTAGGGAGTTTGAAGCTAAAAACACAAGAAGAACAGTATGCTACTCTGAGGAGTGTGAGTTAGGGTTAAAGCATTATTGCTTAGCTAAGTTTAGAGAAAGAGAAAGAGCATTAAATCCTAAAGTAGATAAAAGTGCTATAACTAAAGAATACTTTAGTTCCTTTGGTTATTTAGCAGATATGTCTACATATGTTAATGGTAAATCAAAAATAAGGGTTATTTGTCCTTCAGAACATGAGTACTATACAAGTTATTCAAACTTTAAGTCTGGTTGTAGATGCTCTAAATGTAGTGGTAACGCTAAAAAAACTATAGAGGAAGTAAGAGAAGTTTGTAGTAAAAATGGGTTTATACTTTTAAGTAGTGAGTATTTAAACTATAAGTCTCCTCTTAGATGTGAATGTTCTTTTGGACATGTTGTTAATATTAGTTATAGTAATATTGTAAGTGGTAATGGTTGTGATGTTTGTAGATTACTAGATAAAAAACCAGATTTTAATACAGTTAAACACGAGTTTGAGGTAAGAGGATTTTCTTTACTACAAGACTATTGTGATACTGTTAGGGATCAGATACAGTGTATATGTCCTAACGGTCATAAAACAACTATGTGTTTTGATAAGTTAAAGCATGGTAGTATGTGTAAAGTTTGCTATAATGAAAGTCAAAAACTTAAGTTAGAGGAAGTTAAAAAAACGTTTTTAGAAGAGGGATATGTTGTTGAGCAGGATTATTATATAAACTCTGACGAGCCTATCAGGTGTGTATGTCCTAAAGGGCATCATACTAGTATAAGGTATAACTTATTTAAGTCTTTGGGTAATAGATGTGGTATTTGCTTTAAAGAAAACCAAAAGCTGGACATACAGTATGTAAGGGAGTACCTTTCTACTTATGGGTATATATTAAACCAAGATTATTTTGATGGTGTAGATAAACTTACAGATTGTGTATGTCCAAACGGACATGAGATTAGTATTAGATTTTCTGGATTTAAGCGTGGTAAACGTTGCGGTAAATGTCATCCTTCACGTTCTAAACCAGAGATTGAGGTTTGTTCCTTTGTAGAAAGTCTCGGTGTCGAAGTAGCACCTAATGATAGAGTAATGATCAAACCTAAAGAACTTGATGTTTACGTTCCATCCAAGAACGTAGCAATAGAGTATTGTGGCTTTTATTGGCACTGTGAAAAAACAGGGGAGAAGCCTAAATCCTACCACTACGATAAAATGATTTCGTGTGCGGAAGCGGGTATACGTTTAATCACTATTTTTGAAGATGAGTGGGTGAACAGAAGAGACGTAGTAGAAAGTAGAATAAAGAACGCTTTAAATATGAGTGAGAGAAGGATATTTGCTAGAAAATGTAAAGTGGGTGAACTTTCTTTTGCCGCCGCGAACGATTTTTTGAGTAAGTACCACCTTCAGGGTAAGAGCAACTCTAACAAACGTTGGGGGTTGTTCTACGAGGGCGAACTGGTACAGGTTATTACTGTGGGTAATCTTTCACGCGCGCACACGGGTAAGGGAGGTAAGTTTTTAGAGTTGAAACGATTTGCTAATCTTCCTAATGTTTCAGTAGTTGGGGGAGCAAGTAAGCTGTTCAAAGTTGTTAAGGAGTACGCCATAGAAAATGGTTATACTCATATTAAGTCTTATTGTGATATGCGGTATGCTAACTATGCTAAACCAGTTTATGAAAGTTTAGGATTTGAGTTATCGCATTTTACTCGTTATACGCCCCATTACGTTAGAGGAGAAGAACGATTTAGAAATCAAGGTTTATGTAAAACAGAGGAAGAAAGGTTAACTGGTAAAACTGAATGGGAGTTAAGAGAGGAACAAGGATATGATAGAATATGGGATTGTGGTCATCGAACATATGTTTTGAAACTGTGAAAACTATTTTATGGTAGTTTTAAAGTTTTCATTTACAGTAAGTTAGTATTACTTTATACTTAAAGAGTATAAGTGGAGTACTTTTTTATGCCCCCGCCGATAAAAAAATGTGTAATATGTGGTAAAGAGTTTAAAGTTAAATCGAATAATCAGAAACTTTGTGGTTCAGAAGAATGTAAGCACGAGTGGAAGATTACTTATGATAAGAGTAGGTATTTAGAGAATGTTGAGTTAATAGAAAAACAATGTGTAGTATGTGGTAAATCATTTACTACTTCAGATACGCGGCGCAAATATTGTGGTTCTGGTAAATGTGATAATAAACCAAGAATGAAGTTTAAAGTCAAAGTTGTAATACGATGATTTGGAGGATTTAATGGAAGTTATTAGCGGTAAAGTAGTTAACAATACTGGTAGGTTTAAGCATATTTTTAAGCGTAATATGTCTCCCGGTATGTTTATTAAACTTGAAGATGTTTATGAAGTGTATAAGGATAAGTATGGTGGTCCTTTTGATTTAAAGTTTTTAGAATGGCTTCAAGCAAATAAGATACAGGAAGGTTTTAATATTGTCGTTGATAGTATTGATGCTACTGTAAGTGTAGAGGATAAAAAGGAAGTAGTTGAACAGGATGATGAGCCTGCTTTTGAGGTAGGTAAATCTTCTATTAGTAAGATAACTGCTCGTCAGATTGCTGGATTGAAAACTAAAGATAATCCTAAAAGCATTATTAGTCAGGTGTTAAGTGTTCATAAGTTAAGAAGAGCACTTACAATGACTAAAGATAGAGCAGGTAAAGAAACATTGACACGGTACATTAGAGATAGAATAAATGAACTACATAGCTCTGGTATTCACGATTAGTGTTTTAGTATTAGTTAACGAAGGGTTAGTTGAGTTAGTTTCCAAGTCTGTTTTCTTTTCCTTCCTTAGAGATTTTCTTTCTCAATCAAGATTTAGGTTGTTTAAGTTTTTTGGAGATGTGGTTAACTGTCCATACTGTTGTTCGGTGTGGACTGCATTTGGGTTAACTTCAGTACTTTTTTTATTCGGCTCACAGATAAAAATATTTAATATAGCTGTAGATTTTATTATAGTATCTGTTTTAATACACCGCTTGTCTAATCATTTTCACGATATAGCGGATAGATACTTTAGTAAATCGTATTTAAACAAGGAGTAAGATTTATGAGCGATAAAGTAATCATTCACGACAGGATTGGTGTTCACGGTCACAAGGTGTTAGTAGATGATACTTCTATGATAGATATTCCTGATGAGTATAAAGAAGATCTTTTAAAGATAGATCATTTTCAGGAAGAGCTAAATAACTTTAGATTAGAAATAGGTAGATTAACACAAGTAATGAGTCAGCTTACATATGGTTGTAATATGGCTGAAAAAAACTTGGCGGACGCTAAGAAAAAAATACTTGATGGTATGGATGTTAAAGACGGTAACTGGGCGATAGATTTAGAAGAGAGAAAAATAGGACGAGTAATAAACAACGATAGGAATCCACCAAGAGTAGTATAAGTGGTTCTGGAGAAGAATAAATGCCGACTGACAAAACACGTTATGAGCAATCAGTAAGATATGAAGTAATATTAGACGATGGTGAGGATTATACCCGGTGGGCAGACATTGGTCTGACTACAGCTGGTAGTATAGCTAATAGTACTACACATATTACTGGAGCTAAATCTATTTCTTTTGCTAAAGTAGCAGGTAATGTTGATGCTTATATACTTAGAAGTATTAGTTCTGTTGGTATGGATCTTAATGGTTTTGCATCAGAAGGAAACCTATTTTTCTCCATTTATCTTTCTTCATTAACCAACGTTGTTAGTGTTAATGTAAGACTATTAGAGGATACATCTAACTACGTAACTATGTCTGTTTTAGTTGCTGATTTAGATGTTGGGTGGAACCATTTAAAGGTTGCTTGTAATAAATCAGTACAGACTGGTACTGGTGTTGATTGGAAATCTGTACATAAGTTAGCTGTTGGTGTAACTTTTTCGGCGGCCGGAAATACACTAACTGGTATATTAGTTGACTCTATTAGAGCGCAAATACCTTCTGCTAACGTAGAGTTTGAAGCATTTGTAGATAATGTTAACGTAAGTGGCTCGTTTGCCTTAAAAGACGGTACTGCTGCTGACGAGTTAAATATTTTAGCTTCTACTGCTACAGCCGCAACTAATGTAATACCTACTAAATTGTTTGATAACGCTGGTAATGCCATTACGTCGTTTGGTGGCGGCTTGACTAGTGTTGTAGGTGGTGTATTAGCAAGTGGTACGCAGACAGCAGATGCTGCTACTTCTACAGCTACAATGGTTATTCCTGTTAAAATAGTTGATAGTGCGGGTAATAGCATGCCTGCTGGTAACGCGTCAACTGCTCCTGTATATACTATGGATATTGGTGGTGGAGGCGGTGGTGGTGGCGGAAGTATGCTCTATATGTCTCCCACTGATTTTATTGCTTCCTATTCCACATCCAGTGGTGTGTGTCTTACTGGTATGCCTTATACTCCGGTAATACAACAGTTCGCAAGTTTGGCGGTATCAAGAATAGATGGTACTTATTCTTCTTATTCAAGAACTACTAACGCTTTCTCTTATACTGATTTAACTACATCTGGTGTTTTAAGTGTTGGTGGCGCTGTACTTAGTCCTACCGATTTGGGTTACCTTGTTATGGTTTACGGCCCCGATAAGGGGTATGATAACTCTTCTGATGTTATCAGAAGTACGGAAATATCACCGCTCAATAATAACGCTGTTTCAGAGACGTTAGTTGCTACTACTAATGTTACTGGTGGTACTCCTACATATTACCCGAGTAGCGTGGGTTTAGAAATGTTAGGATACGCTGACTTTGCTGTGCAAGGGTACGTCCAAAATGATAATAGTTTAGACTACTTATCTGTTGAAGTAAGTAACGACCCAGCCGCAACCACATGGTCGAGAATATATGTTTATGATTGTGTAAATAACACAACAGTTTCTGGTTTAGTAACTGCTTCGGGAACTACTAACTTTGCGGCCATGGCAGAAAAACTAAACTTTAAATCTGTTAGAGTAAATTATACTCCTGGTGATTCAGTTAATGCTGCTTATATTTACTGTCGTAGAATGTATTAATATAAAAGCATATAATACTAAAACTGGAAAAGTAATATGAAACATAACCCAGGATTCGGATATGACGACTTACAGATAACCGCATTAAGACCACGTACTGGTGGTCCAACGGAAGAAGACTTCCTAATCGCCACTGGATACAGTGTTCAAGCGTTCCAGTTCCAGAACGACACTTCTACACATAACTTAAACGCGTTAACGCAGATACCGCATAGTTGGGAAAAAGGCGCACCTATATACTTACACGCGCATTTGTCTAATAACAGCCAGTTAACAGTTGGTAATACAGTAGGTATATTTGTAAGTGTTACTGTTGCTGCGCACAATAATGCGTTTCCTAATGAAGAAATATATTGGTTGTCGTATGTTGCGGAAGGAACTGTGGCAGCTAAATCACATATAGTTACTTCTATGGTACCACTTTCTTCTACTTTGTTTAATCAAATAGAATATTCAAGTCTAATAATGCTTTCATTCTTTAGGGATAAAGGACAAGCAATAGCAACACAAAATGCTGGAACAGTAACTGATAGTTTAGATGATGTTATATGGTTCTTACAAGGTGATTTTCATTATAAACAGAATCGTATAGGTAGTCCTAATCATAGCGGTCATATAATGTAAACTTCTTTTAGTTGCCAAAATAAAATTTATAAGTGAATCCTATTAATGATAAATAGTAACAGTTCGGAGTTGCAAAGGGGTTTAATCGCCGACTATCAGTTTGATAGTTTGCAGTCCATCCGTCAACAAAACGGTACCGTTACAGGTGTACCTTCATTTTCACCTGACCGCGGTATGCGGTTCGATGGCAGCACCAACTATGTAACGTTTCCCGGGAACGTACAACCTTTTAACGGATTCGGTTGGTCGGCGGTTATAGAATTCTATCCTGATTTTGATATTACACTGGACGGAGCACAGGGATTTTTTTCAACCAACGGAAATAAAACCTATCTGACTAGGTACAAATCCGGAGTTACACATTTTCTTACCATAGCATCAGGAAACGGAACCGCGTTGATAAACTCCGCTTATGCGGTTTGGGGTCCATACTGGAAACACGGACAACGAAACCAACTTGCTGTTGCTTTAAGGTCAGGGTCTAATACTATGTGGTTGAACGGTGTTCAAATTGGGAACACCGGGGTTGTATGGGTTCCAGAACCACTTACTGGATTCAAAATTGGTTCCTATGATGCGGGAACCTTCAAATTCTCCGGTTCCATTTCTTCTATCAAGTTCTTCAAACATTCCCCTTCCGATAGTCTTTTAATCGCGCAAGAAGCAAAAGATTTCTACACGAATTCTACTTACACGTATCAAAATAAAGCTACTTGTATCCTTCCTATGTCAGCGGCAACCCATGACGCTACTAACAATAGAACATTAGACGTTAGTGGAAACGGAAACCACTTTCAATTTGGTAATGGGGTAACCGCTGGTACTTTCCCGGTCAAAATGGCAACCCGTGGGTACGATTCAACTACTACATCAATGTACCTTTCCAGCGCGAAAGCAACGGGATTTTTGCCCTTAAGTGATTTTACTATTATACACTTGTTTAGGCCGAAAAGATACCCTGATGTTAATTCGTATCCGTGGTCTGTAAGTCGTTCTGCCAACGATAATCAAGCTGGAATTAGACTTCAGCACGCTACTACTATCGGTCAAAGAATAATTGGTGCAAGCAGTGTATCAACCACGCAACCGTGGGCTAATGGAAGCGTTATGTTTTATGCTAACGCTTATCAATATGCAAGCACTAAATGGTTGTGTTATTTCAATGGAAAATACCTAACAGAAACTGCCGCGCAACCACCAGCAACAGATTATTTAGGAAGGTTTTATATTGGTATTGACGTCAACGGAGCAGCTTCGAATCTAGTCGGTGAACATCTATATTTCGCCCTATATCCTTTCATTTTGACGCCTTTACAGGTACGTGACAGTTACATAAACGTAATGCGTTCTTTGAATCAGGTATAGATATGAACTATTCAATAAATTCTACAGGTTCGATTTCTTTTAGCCGCCGAAAAAGTTGTGAAACAACAGCAAGTGTTGACGCGCAAATTTTCCGCGGGCTGAAGAAAATTACCCTGAAGGTTAAACGATAATGGGTACCGAGATCAAATCTGGGATTTACCAGATAGTCAACCGAGTCAACGGCAAGGTATACGTTGGCTCGGCGGTGGACACAAAAAACCGTTGGCAGAAGCATCGGTACGAACTCAACAGGAACAACCACGGTAATATTCATCTTCAGCGCGCCTGGCAGGAATACGGGGCAGACGCTTTTGATTTTCTGGTCGTGGAACAGGTTGCCGACCCAAACGATTTAATTCCCCGTGAGCAATTCTGGTTGGACCGTCAGTGTTCAGTGCATCATGGTTATAATATTTGTAGAGTTGCAGGGTCTACCCTGGGGCACGAACACTCGGACGAGACCAAGGCCAAGATAGGGGCCAAGAGCAAAGGTAAAGTTGTCACGGCGGAAACCAGAGCTTTGATCAGTGCGCACAGTCGACACCTCAAGCCGTCACCGGAAACTGTAGAAAAAATGCGCGAGATCAACACAGGTAAGATAGTTACGGAAGAAACAAAGGCAAAAATGAGTGTGTCGGCACGCAAGCGAGTGCATGAACCCCACACCGACGAAGCCAAGGCCAACATGAGCCTGGCACAAACCGGACATCCGGTTTCCGATGAAACCAAGGCCAAGCAAAGCGAAGCCGCTAGAAGGCGCAAAGGTACGTTTTCACCAGAAACCAGAGCAGCCATAGGGGCAGCGCAGCGAGGTAATAAACACGCGGCGGGGCGCAGGGTTTCCGATGAAACCAGAGCCAAGCAAAGTGCGGCACTGAAGGGACGTCCTGGTCATCCTATGTCTGAAGCCAGCAAACGTGCCGTATCGGACGCCAATCGAGACCGCGTTGTTACTGATAGTAATAGGGCTAAAATTTCGGCCAACATGAAACGTATTTGGGCCGAACGCCGTGCCGCCAAGGCGCAGGAGAACCAATAAATGTCAATGATCGATGATCTCCGACGCGCCGGGCAACTGGCCCTTTATTGGGACCTGCGCTCCGGGACTTTCCTGGACTTCAGTGGTCGTGGGTTCAACGGTACAGTCTCGGGAACCTGTGGCTCACCCCGCCCGTGGTTCGACGCCCGGCCCTCCGGTATCGTGACAACTGCGGCGGCCCTGCCGGCCGACAACTACTCGGTCTGCTGTCTGCTGGGGTCCAGGCACTACACGCCCGCGGCCAGCCAGTACGTCATCTACGTCGATGCCACTCATTATGCCGTCCTGGGCACCGGAGGACTATTCTCGGTCTACGGTGGTGGCACCATCCGGAATTCTGCCTCGGTCGTGGGTGGCCAGTCGATTGGGTGGAACCATGTCACTGGAGCCACTGGAGCGGTGTACCGAGATGGCGTTTCCATAGGGGCATTTTCTGGTGTCCTCGACGCCGTCACGTTGGCCGCGGGGACCAAATATTTCTTCAACGCGAGCGGTGGTGCGTCTCCTTTGGCCTACGGGATCAAGGCTCTGGTCATCACGTCGGCGGTGCTGTCCGCGACCCAGCATAGCCAACTGGTCGGCGATTTGCTTTCAGAAATCCGTTGGCCTACACGTCCTGCTACACGTTCATATCATGATATTTCGGTCAATCCTAAAACCCCAAATTTGTTTTGGGCGCCGAAATTAAGTGAACCGATGGTTAATGGCGTACTTGTTGACACATCCCCAAATTGTTATAATTCTACAGTTCATACTGGCGCACATAAAGTACCACCTATTTATAATAAGGATTCATATGGCGGTAGTTTTAATTATACTGGTACATACCACATAACCGGCCCAGTTACGTTTCCCAGGTCTAACGACTTCACCATGGTCGCGGTGGTCAAACCTACAAGCTTTACTAACTACCCTTCGGTAGGTGGGCTAAACGCGTACTGGATGATGTATTTCTGGCAGATCACGCCCACGACTGCCTCTCTGTACCACTTCAACGGCGTTGCTGATTTTCAGTGCCCGGGGGTGGTGATTCGCCGTGACCAGACGTATTTCCTGGCCAATGTGGTTAATCCCGACGATTCCGTTAGTTTCTACGTCAACGGGGAATTTATTGCTACGGTGGCTGGAGCTGGTGGCGGTCATGGTCTAAGCACTCTTGTCGCTGGCACAAACGGTGGTTATGATTTCTGGGGCAACATTTACCGTTTAGAAATCTACCTTGGGGCTTTATCGGCTGCTGATGTTAGTCGTCTTTACGACCAATCCGGTATTAAACAAATCGGTTATTCATCTGACTGGGGTTCACCAGTATCAACAGCAATTAGGGGTGGTATCGCTAACAGTTCGTTAGAAACAACAGGTTTCCGGTTCGGTTCCGCAACACCACGTTATTCAGTGGACGTTTCTACGATAAACGGTTCGGCGGTAAAAACAATAAAATGTAACACCGCAGGACATATTTACTTACCTGTTTCTGAACTTGGACAAACACCACAGGAAAGCGCGTATGGCACGACAGAATTTTCGTTCAATAAAGCATCAAATGTAAATGACATTTGGGTATATTTTATATCGCAGACAAGTGGAACATACCTGACTACCGGTGGACCTGGATACGTGTGTAGAATCACGGGTACAGGGATTGAAGTTAGACGCGTAAATGGTGTGGGCAGCACAACTACTATTATGGTAGCCGGGTCGGTAGTGTTAACTAATCCAACTTGGTACACCATTCGTATAACCCGTTCCTATTCAGGTGTATTCACCATGTGGATAAAGGGGGGAAGTTACACAAATTGGACACTTGTGGGAACCGCAACAGATAATACCCATACTACATCTAACTACATCGTGATAGACAACGATGCGAATGATATGATATCGTTAGGAAGTGTAGATGGTGAATACACAATAAAGAAGATGATAGCTTAAGGTATAAAAATATAAATGAGATACATTATGTTATTTTTTCTGTTTCTATTTTCCTGCTCTTCGATAGTGGGGAATGAGTACTCATATAAAGGAAATGAATTTGAGCCTTATGTTGTTGTTGATAAATTCGACCGTAGTTTTAAAAGTTGTAGTAATACTGGTTGTACTTTGTACTTAGGTGTGGATGTTTCTATTCATAATCCTACTGATAAGTATTTAAAAACGGAAGTAAAGTGTACTTATTACTGGGGAAATTATGAACACGGTACTGATATTTCCGCTCTTTTTTCTTTGGCCGCCAAAAAAAGTAGAAATATCAAGTTCTCATACATGATGAGCGTTCCGTATAACGTGACAAGTAAAGTAGGAGTTAGTTGTAATGCTAACTACGTGCGTAATAATGATGATTACGTAACATCCATAAGCCGTGGTTTCGATAGCAGTGTTATAAAAATACACAGGACTAAAAAACATGTTGTATGGGCTACGATTACTATTCCTTCTTATAATCAGCTTGTTACTTCTGGGTTGTAATGAATGTTATCCTGGTGGGTTTCTTTCTCTTACAAACTATAAAATAGGTAATTATATTTTAACGCCTGGTGGGATAAAAGTATACAATAACTATACAGAAGTAGATTTAAATCTTATTGATACTAAAGTAGATGAATTAGAAAAGTGTTTGGGTGTAGAAATACATAGAAGTTGTTTCTCTGTTCTTATTCCGGATGATTGGTTCGTTTCTTCTTGTTCTGGGGAGCAAATGCTTCCTGTAGCAGCTCCCTATAAACAGTGTGAGGATAAAGGTTTATATTTGGAAGAGAAGTGTAGAGGATTAAGTAGGCCAACATTAGAATGTCCCTGTGTTTGTACTTACAGAGTTGCTTTACAAGATGATTATTTTATTGTTTCTCCCCCCAACTTAAAACTTTTTAAAGTAGATTTGGCAAGATTAGTTACAAATGTTAACAATCCTTGGAAAGATCCTAATATATCAAAATGTGTGAACTAAGGCAATAACATGATTATTCTGACAATATATATAAGTGATCCAACAGCGGTAATAGCAGCAGGTTATAACGCTGTAAAAGTGTATCGTTCTGATTATGAGAGTGGGTACTTTACTGAAATAACTAATGTTTCTACTCGTCCGGCTATTAGTGTGTCTTCTAAATATATTAACTACGAAGATAATAGTTATTACGGTGTATCATCTTCTTGGTATAAAACAAGTTATTATAATACTGTTTCAGCTGCTGAGTCTTCTTTATCAACAGCTACACATGGTATAGCTGTTGAACAAACTTCTTTAGTTGCTACTTATCCGGCGGAAAAAAGTTTAACCTCTACTGATAGATTTAACGTAGATAGAATAAGATACTATGTTGGAGATGAGAAAAAAACATATAGAGATTATGTAAGTCCTACTTGTTTAGCTGGATATGAAAACGTATCAACTGACGGAACTACTTATAAAGTGGACAACCCAAAAGGGTGGCCGCTAAAAGTAATAAAAGATAGTATAGAATACAGCACTTCTTCTAACCCTGCTGTTGTTGATTATTCATTTCTGACATTTAGTGGAACTACTATCTCCACAGTTTCAGGCGTTCTTGATGTGTGGTATGAGAGTTTTAGACATTCTGATAGAGAAATATTAGATATTTATACTACTACTCCTGAACCACCTTATATGACGAGTGCCACAACTACGTCTGATATGTATCATATTTCGGCGGCTATAACAATATTAGAAATGGAACTTCGTCAGTTAATGGGTGAGACTTCTGGTTCGTTCTCTCTTCAAGGAGAGTTGAGTTATAATCCAGAACCACTTTTGCGGCAGAAGAGAGAAGATTTAGCAGAACTTAAAAGTAAACTGAAAGAGTTAACTAATGAGATGTCTTCTCTCGTTATTACTGGCGTTAGGATTGATTAAATGGGTCAGATGATACCATCAGGTTTAAGTAAGGAAATAAGAAATAAGTATGCTCAAATAAAAAATGAGTCGAGTAAAGTAGTGTTTTTATATTTGGAGCCTAATAAAACGGATTGTCCAAACTGTTATATGACAATAAGTTCTGGTGCATCGACTAACGTTTTTAATGCTTCTTTTGTAGCCCCCACAACTATTTATGGTAATGTTATAACTCCTGTTTCTTTTACAAGAGGACGATGTCCTGTATGTTCTGGTAAAGGAGTAATAGAGCAGGAGAATAGGGTAGGTATTAGGTCGTTAGTACGATGGAATCCGGCTGATGGGGATGGTAGATTAATAGTTACTGTTGCTGGTGCAGAAGGAACTAATGTAGTACAGCTAAAAACAAGCGAATGTTATTATGAAAATCTTAGAGATTGTAAGTATGCTTTAGTAGATAACATTAAGTGTGAGTTGTTAAGCCCACCGGTAATGAGGTCATTAAGCACGCAAGACGTTATAGTTATAGCGTATCTTTCTTCAGTGAATGTTGGTAGCAGTGTAAGAGATAGATAATGCCTTCTGTAGATGTTTATAAACTTTTATTTGAGAACTTTAGGATTAAGTTCTTACAAGAGTTTGGTTATAGAATGAAGGATGCTTTACAAAACGAGTTTAAGCAGGATTTCTTAGATACGTTTTCAGATGAGTTTGATAAAAACTTTTCTGACTTAGACAGTAAAATGTCAAAACAAGGTGATCCTACTGCTCCTTCAAAAATAAAACCAGCTGTAATGAACTATGTATCTACTAACTTTGAAAACGGTATTACTTTTGACGCTAAAACCAATGAAGTAAAGATATCTTTATTGTCTCCTGAAGCATTAGGTTATCCTTCTGGTCCGGATAGACATGAAACAGATAAAGTAAGGTTGTTTTATTTCTATCTTGAAGGAGCGGCTGGTGAGTTAGCTTTTATAAATAATACTACTTATGATATAATGAACTACAAAAGATCAGGATCTCCTGTTGGTAGATTTGGAGAGGGTTTTTTAATGGATATGAAATATTATTCGGCCGCAAGAAGAAATCCTGTTTATGGTAAAAATCTACCATCAGAAGAAGAAGTAAGATTTCCTCTATCTGGTTCTGGTCCTGTAGATATTATAGGTATGGTAATGAATAGATTGCCTATGAGTAAGTATATTAACATAGCAACTAAAAAAGCTCTTGAGGGCATACAAAATGTCGGTTAGTAGATTAAGGCTAGAAAATACTTCTTTATATAACTACTTGAAATATGAGTTAGTTGCTAAACATTTTACTGAAGTGCAGACTACTTCGTTAGTTTATAATAGTAGTTTAGGTGCGTATATTCCTTCATCCGTTTTAGATATAGAACCGTCTCCAACCTCTGCTGGCAGAGGTTGGGTGTTTTTTGACGATTATACAACTTCTGATGGTACTGTGGTTGTTGATACTTCTAAAGAACAAACGACTAAAGTTACTGTAACTGGGGCTACACATTATACCGTTGATTATACAAACGGAAGAATATATGATCCTAATACTGTTCCTACAAGTGTTACTTACAGCTGGTATTATCTTTCAGTTTTAGATGCTTGGCCCGGTATTAATCCTCCTCCTCTTCCAGTAGTATCTATAGATGTGGATACAACTAATAAAAGTGGTTTTCAACTCGGCGGGGGGAAGAAAAATACACGCATAGCAAATCTTTATATATTTGCTACTAATAAAGCTGAAAGAGATGACATAACAGATATATTACAAGATAGTTTATTTAACAGACAAATAACAGTAAAAGATTATAGTAAGGGTGATTACTTAAACTATAACGGAATGTTTAATACAGGATTTAACCCAGATATTTTAGAAGGCTCTATTCAGATATTATCTGCTGAAGCAAGAAATATAAACGCTTGGGTGGATTGGTCAGAACTAAATCGTTACAGAAGTACGATTAAACTGACGTTTGAGACTTACATAGATAGTGTATAGATTTTTCTTCGGCGGCTGAAAAAAAGTACCACGAAGTGTTTAAAATATTATATATAAGTTATGATCAAAAGATTTAATATAACAAAAGAACTCTTACAAAAAGAGTTCTCACTAAAACATTTAGAAATACTTTCCTATACTAACACCGTAAAACCTATTCTTTACCGCTGTAAAAAGTGTAATAAAGAACATTCTATACTTTATACAAACTTCCGCAAAGGTCAGGGATGTCCTTATTGTGGCGGAAAAATAGTTCTCTACCAACAGGTTAAGGAAGCATTTTTGAAAGAAGGATATGAACTTCTCTCACAAGAATATATTAATGCCAAAGAAAAACTTGATTTTCACTGTACAAAATGTGGTAATGACCACTTCATAACTTGGGATAGTTTTCAACAAGGAAGTAGATGTGCTTATTGTGCTGGCAAAATAATAAAAATAGAGTTTATTAGAGAAGAGTTCAAAAAAGCAGGATTTATTTTGCTGGAAGAGAAGTACGTAAACAGTAGTCAGAAGTTAAGATTTTATTGTGAGAATGGTCAGCACGAACATACTATTACTTGGGGGTCTTTTCAAAGCGGTACAAGATGTGGTATTTGTGATCATAAATATATAGATTTGCCTTACGTTAAAGAAAGATTTGAAAAAGAAGGTTATACTTTACTTTCACAAGAATATAAAAATAGCACAAGTAAGTTAGATTTTGTTTGCCCTAAAGGACACAAGCATAGCATAACTTGGGCTGATTTTAACAGCGGTTATAGGTGTGGTTACTGTGCAGGTAAACATAAAACTGATGCTGAGAAAAGAAAAGTATTTGAAGATGCTGGATATATCGTTGTTGGTGTAGCAAATAGTTGGGATTATAGAAAAACAGATTTAATATGCCCCAAAGGTCATAGTTGCGCTATAAGCAGAGATAACTTTTTAGGAAAGGGCAGACGTTGCGGTGTTTGTAATGGTAAACATTTTACAGATGCTGAGAAGAAAAAAGTATTTGAAGACGAGGGATATAAGGTTGTAGGAGATATACCATTTAGTAATGTGACCAAAGTAAATCTTATTTGTCCTAATGGACACGAGTGCGCAATAAACAGAAGTAACTTTCATAGAAAAGCAGAACCAAGAAGATGTCCGCATTGTAATGAGGCAGGAAAGTCTCGTCCAGAGAAGGAGATAGCTAAAACTATTGAAGAAACTTTACCAAACATCAAAATATACCTTAATATTAGAGATAAGATAAAACCTAAAGAGTTAGATTTGTACCTTCCTGAATATAATCTTGCCTTAGAATATTGTGGAATATATTGGCATTCAGATAAAGTAAGTGAACGTTCTAAGAAAGCACACGTAGTTAAGGCGGCTGTTTGTAGAGAAAAAGGTATTAATCTTATAACTATTTTTGAAGATGATTGGTTGTATAAAAAACAACAACTTTTAGATGTAATCTTTAGAAATATTAATACTTTACAGAGTTTATCACAAGCAGATATTTCTTTTAGAAGATTGGATTTTCATAAAGCAAAAAAGTTTAATCAGGAAAACTCTTTACAAATATTTCATACTTATGAAACTAACTTCGGATTTTTTCATAATAATGAACTCAAGGTTGTTGTTTCTGGTTTAGTAGAAAAAGATTGTTTTTCTATACGAAATATAACTTACTTAAATGGGTGGTTTTACAATATAAATAATATTATTTTTACTTGTATTAAAAGATGGTGTAAGAATAATAATATTTTAAGTGTTTTTTATTTAGAAGATTTAAGATATAAAGTTGTTTCAAAACAAGATTTAGATAAAGGTGGTTTTAGTTTTAAAGAAGAAATGAAACCACTTACTTATGTTGTTAAAGGAAGAAGAAGGTTTGGTCCGTGTTTTATAAATGCTAGAAACACGGAAAGTTGTTTTCAAGAACAGAAACCGGAAACTAGACTTCTCCAAACAAGAGAGTCTCCTACAAAAGTAAGTTCTGAAGAACAAGGAAGTACGAAAGGGAATGAAATAGGTCGTATAACTGATTGCGGCCACACAATATATGAGAGCAAAATAGAATGATTTATAATACATTGATGACTAGTTTCACAGTGTATAACTTATTGAAACTATGGAGGAATATTAATGACTAGAAATCGTATCATTTACGCGAGTCAATCCGTTATCGTAGACGGAGAGATACTATATCGTGTACAAACTTTGGGTTCTTCAACAGCTTTTACAAGCACCGATATTTTCGAGCTAGGACAACAAAATGTCGTGGACGTGTGTGATGATGTTCCCGCAGTTTCAATCACACTGGACACGAATGAGTGGGGTGATATTAACACAGTAGCTACTTTAGCGGGTATTGATAAATCAGGTTTTAATGCTACCGCGGTTGCTGGTAACGCTAATCTCGTAACCATGAGTGGTACTACTGGTATTAGTTACTACCACGGTGCTGCTCTTTCTAACTTTGGTGCGTCTAACTGGTTTGATCTTTGGTCTCCAGTTCAGTCTGAGGCATCTCTTGGTACTGCGGCTAACACCATAGATCAAACTCTGTATCTTCCCAAGTGTTACGTTAATAATCTTGAGTTAGGTTATTCAACTGGTAACAACGCAACTGAGAACTACGGCGCCGAGACAGATACTAAGTATTGGTTCCTTAATGATGGGCGTTTTGTAAGTCAGGAACAGTGGAACTGTTCGGGAGATTTAGACACAGTAACTCTTGGTCTGAAGCCTACTGCTTCTGGTGTTGCTCAACTGTCTGACTCTTCGTATGCGTTCCTGTATTCTACCACTCTTGGCGAGAGAGCACTTTGTCACGAGACTGCTGCTGGTGCAAAGACTTATTACGCGGTTGACACTGCTGCTGCTACTGCCACTAAGGGTAGTTATAATGTTACTACTAACGTAGTAACTCTACCTACTGGTCTTACTACCGCTTCTGGTGATTTTATTAAGATCCGTTATGCTGCGAATGCTTATGCTGATGATAGTGGTGATTCAGATGTTCAACATTCTAACTACTTTACTCCTCTTGCTGACGGTGACACCACTCACGTAGAGGATATCGGTGCTGTTCGTCAGGGGCAGATTGAGCTTTACTTGGTAGATCCAGATGTTGTTGGCCCAGGCGGTGCTTATGATATGGCTCTACGTATTACTTCAGCCACTATTACTGCAGCGATGACTCGTGAAGCACTGAATGAGCTGGGTCACCTTAAGCCTTATGACCGACCTCTTACTTTCCCAGTTGAGATCACTACTTCGGTAGAAACTACTGCTGGTGACTTAGAGACGTTCGCTATGTTTGCCGGTAAGAGTGCAACTTATGATGCTGGTACTCTTAAGGACATCACTATTAACCATCTAATGGTTAAGGATAACCTTGTATTAGTAGTAATGATTTATCAGCAGACTGATGAAACCGCTGGTGGTACTGGTGCTCTTCGTAAGGTTCTTGAGAGCGATATGGTTGGTACTGAGTACTTTGTACGTGGTGTTAGAGCCGTGTACGCAGCTATTAATCCTGCTTCTCCAGAGAGGGAGTATCCGCTCAAAACAGTAATAGTTCCGGGACTTAAGGCAACTAGTGAGAATCAAAGTACCCAAGTGGGACAGAACAGCTCATTAAGCCTAGCTTTCCGTAGCACAAACAAACTGTTTATCGTTAAGGGGTTTGTGCCTGTTGCTGATGTTGTTTGTACTCCTGGTCTTCAAGTTAACGTTTAATATTTAGTCCTACATAGTTCAATAAGAACCCCGTCTTAGGAAACTAAGGCGGGGTTTTTTTATTCTCGTTTAACATACTTGTTTTTATGTCTTATTCTTATAAGAGATAGTATAGGTATAGTTGTATCTATACTTATTTAACTTAAATATTTAAGGAACGGACTAAATGAATGAAAAAGATTTAAGGGAATGGTCTAACAAGAAGTTATGTATTTTAGTTAAAAACAATATTACCAAGTTATTTGACGGGATACTTGATTTTTCTGAAGTTGCTGTAGATGATAAGGAAAGGTACAAAGTATTACGGTCAAAAGTTTTAAAGCTTTCAAATGACACTATTAGGTGTTTGATGTCGGAAATAGAACGTAGCTA